TCTCAATCTCCACGTTCTTGATCAGACCGTGACCAGGCCAGTTGAGCCAGCGGAACTGGGCACCAGAGCCGTCAGACGTCTGGAGCGTGACCTTAGGCAGAGTGGCCTGCAGGTACATGCGGTAGATCAAGTCACCGTTGCGCTGGATCGTGCAAGTGACCTTCTTACCGAAGTTAGGGGCACCATTGAACGGGTTCTCAATGGACTCCATAGCGAAGTTGGTGTGGCGACGGTACACCACCTTGAAGAACGTGATCTGAGGGTTGCCCGTCAGGTACACGTCCTGAGCTCCGTAAGCGACAAGCTGCATTAAGCCACCACCAGTCATCTCTGTCTATACCCCTGTCTGAGAAAAAAAGTTTGGCAGACCGCAAAATGGATGAACGCGTCCGGGACTTGCGTTGTAACTGTACAACTGCGCTTAAACCATAGATGACCCTTGCCAAGAGGAACTAACATGTCGGGAGGTTCAGATGGCTTCTTTAAAATCCGACAAACCAAACGAAGTAATCCAGAAGAGCGAACTACGCTCGATGTGATACACCAGCATCAATTGCGAAAAATAGTTGATGAGCAAGAGGAAGCCAAGACACTTCAAGAGGAATTGGAGGCATTACAGACGCGGATTGATATGACTACTGACGATCTTATACGTGGCCAATTGGAAAATCGTCTTGTTCGTCTACAACAACAAATTACCACAAAACAGGATGACCAGCGAGTGTTTAACTATTTGTTGGATACTGGAGAAATCCTGTTTCAGTATTATGATTTACAGGATAAAATTTCTCAGGGTGTTGTAACTGGTCCAGCTGCAAAACCGAAACGAAAGCCAGGAGATGTATTAAGTGCACTAGAATTTGCTGCAAATCTTGATACTCCTGAGGAGATTCCAAAAGAGGAGGTTGTACCAAAAAAGAAGGGTGAGAAAGATCCGTTGAATCGTGATATGCTACTGGAGCAGTATTTGCTACGGTTGAATCCAGCATACACGAAAAAGACCAGTGAATTGGATGATATGTCTGGTGAATGTTCAGAATGTGGTACTGACATGATGTTTAGCCAAAATGAAGCGATGCTGTATTGTTCAGAATGTGGTACGACTGAGTTTTTGTTGATTGATAGCGACCGTCCTAGCTACAAGGACCCTCCTCGTGAAAGTAGTTATTACGCCTACAAGCGTATTAATCACTTTAACGAATTATTGGCTCAGTTCCAAGCCAAAGGCAGTGCTGAAATTCCTCAGGAGAGTTTGGACCAAATTATTGCGGAGCTGAAAAAGCAGCGTATCACAGATTTTAAGACGATTAAATATTCCCAGATGCGCGCAATTCTGCGTAAGCTAAAACTCAATCGTCAATACGACCACATTCCCTATATCATCAGCCGTCTCAATGGTGCGATTGGTCCTGTGATGGATCGTGAGACAGAGGAGAAGTTGCGCCATATGTTCAAAGAAATCCAGCCATCATTCCAGAAGCACTGTCCCAAAAATCGTCGCAATTTCTTGTCGTATTCGTATGTGCTGTATAAATTCTGCGAACTTTTGGGACTGGACCAGTTCTTGTCTAGCTTTCCTCTGCTGAAAAATCGTGATAAACTCTATCAACAGAGCAAGGTGTGGCAGCTGATTTGCGAGGACATGGCTTGGCAGTTCATCCCCAATGGATAAAATTGACCAAATCTTACTTGGTGAAGCGTATAAAATGCCAACACCTAAACTATTCTTGTACAAGGCACGAGACGCAAATATCGTTGCAATTCTTCGCAGAGGATTACAACGAGATGAATGGGAACTGATCAAGTGGGATTTGGATACAGACACATTTATTGAAGGCCAGTGGCTAACGCATAAACAAATGAATGGGAAGTACTGTGCGATTAGCCCCAATGGAAACTACTTTGCGTATAGTTATACGGAATATACGAAACAGATTCATACTGCTCAAGCAGTCATTAGTCGCCTTCCAAACTTTACAGCGATCTATTACACGGACCGATTTCCAGGTTATTGGAGTAAAGTTGGATTTACTACGGATAATTCTGTATATGTTCCTCCTGAACATGGATGGGAACGCAAAACGGAGGATTCAGAGTTGACCACAACTCCTGTTCAGGAAGTTGTAGATAGCGGATATATTTCTACAGAAGTTTGGATTGATCCAAAAGGGCGTAGCATAACAACTGATCGTGGTATGCTTCTAGCCAATGAGAAATGTATATACAATACAACAACACATATGTTTGTTCCAAAGAGTGCGATCTAGAGTTATAGACGTTCATTCAAGAACGTGTATAAATCAAACCTATATCATGGTTCATTTACCAAACACCGTAACTAATTTAACGGCGCATGGGGAAGCCGACCAAGTTGGCGCCCAGACCGAAGCCCGCGCCCTGACGAGCCGTCACACCAACCGACGGGGCCAGCACATCCAGCAGAGCAAAGACAGCGGCAGCCACCAGAGCCAGAGCGGCGATCTCACCCAGAGGCAGAGACTTCTTGGGGATGTAGATGGCCGCAACAGCGACGGCCAGACCCTCCAACAGATACTTGAGCGCACGATTGACAAAGTCACCAACACCGTCCATAGTCTTCTATACTCTTGGTTGTGAAAAAAGTTAATGTGATCCGGAGAGTGCGTAAAGACTAGTCGGAATACAAGGGATAGTACGAGAAGAGCAATGTCAGCGCCAGTAAAGGAAGACTTTTTGGATGAAGATAAGGAAATCTCCGGGCAGCGTTTCGCCCTCCTCAGTTTCTTGAGTCCTGAGAAGGTTCTGGCTCGGAAGGATGTCTTCTTTTTTGAGCAGTTTCTGAAGAATTATGAGATTCAGTGGAAGACAAAGAATCTGGAAAAGTTCCTTGCTAAGCAAGTTATGGACTTTAACGCAAAGCTGGATGCGGAGGCTGATCGTCTAATGACATCTGACCTCAGTGGCGCAGCCGATATCTGCCGTGCAAGCCGTATCCGCATTGATGGAGTTCTGGAGGCCTATCAGGGTTTCCTCAAGGAGAACGCAAAGGAGATCACTGCTACGACAATCAAGGAGTCTTTTGATGATTACATGTACAGCAACTCCAAGCGTCTGGAGGATGAGTTCCACGCCAAGAATGATTTCCAGACGACGGTGCGTGGTCTGAAGATTCGTGGCAGTTATGGCTCACAGGAGGAGGCAACGGCACGTGCCAAGAAGCTGCAGCGCCAGGACCCTATCCACAACATCTATGTTGCTGAGGTGGGCAAGTGGTTGGCGTGGGACCCCAGTCCGCATGAGGTTGCCGAGCAGGAGTATGCTGAGGATCAGCTGAATGACCTGATGAAGGCCTATAAGCAGAACGAGGAACAACGTGAGGAGTTCTACGCCAAGAATCCTGCTGCAAAGGCTGCTCGTAACTCAAAGGGTGGTGCTCGTTCCGAGAAGGAGATTATGAACATCGTTGGTCCCTCTGAGGAGAAGAATGAGGTGGTGTCTAGCCCTGCAGGGCAACACAGCAGCCTCTTTGATGGTCCTGCTGACCTAGCTCTCCAGCGCAAGGTAGAGCGTGAGCTGGAGCGTGAGGCGAAAAAGGATTGAATCTAATCCCTGCTACGACGAGTCTTACGCTTTCTACGACGCTCAGCTGGAGCAGGAGAAGGTGGACGAGGGTCTGAGGCAGATGTTGACGCACGATTGCGACCGTGTAGACCTTCAAAGTTTAAGCGATTCAATTGAGAAACTTCCTCATTGAATTTGATTCCTTGTTCTTCGCCGACAAGATTCATAGATGCCTTAAGTTGGTCACGCTCAATGCCCAAATTAATGAGCCTTCCGAGATTTGCGTTATGAGTATTCTTTAGTGTATTATACTTGGATACCAAGTTCTTTACCTTCTTACGCAGTACAGAAACTGTGTTCTTCCGCAACAGATTCAATGCTCTAGGGTTCACCTCAACAAACTCAGCTTCGGCAGCAACTTCATTGCCTACAGCGGGACCGCGAAGAGGACGTCTACGGCGTGTCAAGAGGTTCTTTAAAAAGGGCATATGTGTATTTCTACAAGAACTACACATAATGTTTAGTTAAGCACTAGACTACTTATTCCCCAGCGGGTTTAACGTCGTTGACGTTGTAGCGGGGCATAATCGGAACGCAGGTGCGCTGCTCGCAAAAGAATCCCTCAGGGCAAGGCTTGAGGCCAGGTTCACAGGTCATATCCTCAAATCCACTGACGTCAGGGAAGACCTTCTTGACATACGGCAGGACCAACAGCACAGCGAAAAACACCACAAAGAGGCCAATAAGGCTTAATCCAACTTGACGAGCCATAGTTCTACTCTATGTTTTAGAATTACGGAAGAACCGGGAGTCCAGTTGATTCAGGAACCTTTGGCGGAGTTGTATTCAAACAATACCCATTGGCGCACACAAGTCCAAAAGGACAAGGCGGTTGATCAACACCACAGCGCATTGCATCGGGAGAGCCAATAAATCCCTCTTTTGGCTTAAGTAAGAACGATAGATATAACGCAAGTACAAATAGTCCCAGTGCTACCCAGAAGCTCACCATTCTGTTATGGGCACTAGTAATCCTTACGCACAATAATGGGAGGTCCACGCAACCGATTGCCAGAGGCAGGGTCATAGGTATTGACATCCTCTTCCTCAGGTGTGCGATAGTGGTTGGCATTATGCTTCCAGAACTCGGGCGCTCCAATACGGAAATCACCTTGAATCTGAGCCTTGTACCAGAAAATAGCATCTTCAAGACGATTGGACCGTGTGTTGTTGTTAATCACGAGACACTCAAAGTTCTCTGTGCACTGGTCCATAATCTGGCAGAAGAACTCAAAGGAGGGAAAGGCAGAGCCAAAATTGTCAAAGATACGACGACGATTGCTCATATATGGCTCACGAAGAATGAACACATAGTCTACATTTGTACGGAGCACTGGAGGAATACCAAGAGGATACTGCATAGTAATCAAAAAGAATACCTTTTGGTGTCGCCCGTTTAAGAACAAGTAGCGGATATTTTTATCGTGAATCCAGGAATCGTCATAGAGACAGTCATCCAGAATCATAAAGGCGCGAGGATCTAGCTTTGACTTGGGAACCATTTGACCCGCAGCACGAGCATTTTCATCTTGCTGAATTTTGCTTGTAATCATCTTTTGGCGCTTGACGAAATTGGCTAAAATGGCAGCATTGTATTCACCGTGAATGAAAATCGGGGGGACAATTTTGCCATAGAAGCTATTGGATTCTTCTGTTCCTGAAATTACAGTACCCATAGGAATATTTTGGTGATGGAACAGCAGGTCTTTGACGAGTGTAGATTTACCTGTACGACGGCGACCAATAAAGACACATACAGCGTCTTGAGGAATCATTTTCATGTCGAATTTACGGAGACGCACACTCTGAGCGGCAAGGGCATTTACACCTGTAGGCGCTGACATTGTCTATCGTTGATTCATGCGTAAGATTTCAAGGAAAATTACGCACCGATGTGCGTATCCTGACTTATTTTAAAGCCAATTACCCGGAGAGAAACTCTATGCCGAAAGGTCGTGGAAAGGCTGGTGCTTCACACGACGCTAAACCTGCTACATCATCCGTCAAAGTTGGATTGGATGTTCGTGAGTCAGGACAAAGTATGCTCCCTTTTTTTCAGCAGTTTGAAGATCTTCATCACTGTGAGGATGTGACGAGCTTATTTCCTCAAGTAATTCCCACAAAACTTCGTGGAAAGTCGGTCGCTCTAGACGTTCCGCTGACTCTCACAGGGTGGATTGCTGATGGTACAAATCCCTTTCGTGGAACGTTAAACTATCGTCAAGGTCTTGTGGAACATAAGGTTCCCGCCTATCAAAAACGGATTCCTTTGCTAGACCCATATCGCTGGATGAAATATAAGGAAAGACCGAATAAGCCGTTTTTTTGGCAGTTTCAGGGAAATGGTGTGTTGGATCCGCAAAATCAAGCCTACGTTGATTGTATGTCTAGTTGTCTAGTGGACAAGCTTGCCAAGACTGTCCAGTCACCACATTTTTGCGAGTTTTATGGAACATTTCGCGCAGTTGCAAAGACCTTTCGTTACAATTTAGAGGATGATTTGGAGGATGTGCGATTCACTCGCTGGTTCTGGTCAGCGCTAGAGGCAAATGAATTCTCTCTAGCTGTTACGGAAAAAGCTACGGGACGTCGGCTAACGTTGGAGGAATGCAAAGAAATGCTAAAACCTGATGAAGAATTTTTACATGACGATTCGGATTCGGATTCGGATTCTGAGTCCGATGGATCTGAGGAATCTGAGGAATCAGACCTGTCTGATCTTTCAGCGGAAGAGTTGCCACAGGAAGGTCTACCAACTCCTTACGCTGCGATAGAATTGGAGGAAGCGTTTTTGCCAGATGATTCCAGCGCAGCTCCAATTCAACTTGGTCGTCGCAAAGCAAACACACCTAGCACTGCTGAATCAGAATCCAGTTTTATGGAAGAATACAGCGTATATGCTGAATTTACGGATATGCCAGTCGTTGTGATGTTTATGCGCGCATGTGTGGGAACGATGGATGAATTGCTGGAAAATAAGGACTATGCACCAATTACTTCAGAGTTACGTGCGCAAAAATGGTCTGCGTGGCTCCTCCAGGTGATTTTCGCACTGATTCAGCTACAGAGTGTTTTGCGTCTGACACACAATGACCTTCACACGAATAACGTTCTCTGGGTTCCTACAGACAAGGAGTTTCTGTGGTATAAGGACTCCTCAGGACGTGTGTGGAAGGTGCCGACATATGGAAAACTCTTTACGATTATCGATTACGGTCGCGCGGTGCTAAATATGAACAGTTTTTGGATTATTAGCAGCGATTACGAGGACGGCCACGATGCGTGTGGACAATACAATTTTGGTCCGATTGAAGACCCTGATGAGCCAAAGGTGATGCCAAACAATAGTTTTGACCTGTGTCGTCTATCCTGTAGTCTCTTGCGCGGACTCTATCCCATCAATCCTCCTGGTCGCTTGAATGGAACATCTCTGTCCAAAGAGGGGTCGTGGGTAGTCAATACAACTGACCAACCGCTGTTTGATTTATTGTGGTTGTGGCTGGTGGATGACAAGGGACAAAATATTTTGGAGACTCGTTCAGGAGATGAAAAATATCCTGGATTTGATTTGTATATTGTGATTGCCCACACGATTCACAAGGCAGTGCCAAAAGAACAACTCAAGGTAGCACTTTTCCAGCCATTTATTGTTAAGGAGTCTGTTCCTCCTGGATTAACGGCAAGTTATGTTCCCCTATAAACTTCTTATTGACTTGTAGAACAAGACTCTAAGAATTAATTTAGTCATAATATACTTGATATTTTAGCCGTTTTTCCCAATGATTTCCCCATCGGCCAAGAATAACATTAGGAGATTGAATACTGAAAAGCTTACGAAGAAATATGAACATCTTGTACATATTTAATACGTATTCTTGAACCAATTTTATTAAAAACGAGGCGGACCAATCTGAAGTTCAAATTCTGATGCTTTTGATACTGAACTCGTTGCTGTCGTAGCAACCGCAGCGACACTACTCGTCACCTTATCTGAAAGAGTCGTCATAGACTCGGGGATAAGAGTCCACGCCATTGCGACAAAAATGCCACCTAGAATGCCATCACGCACAATTCCCTTGACATTTAGCTCTTCACCACTATCCTCTGCATTGGCCTTGTGAAACCCTGTGCTTACTGCACCCAATACCACAGCACCAAGTATAACGGTGAGCCATAACTTACCACTCGTCAGATCTAGGTCCATAGTTCTGATGAATGAATTGAACAGGATGTTATTTCTTGAACGCACTTACAACTTTTCAAAGTCCCCTGCCCCAAGAGGCTCATCGGGATAGTCGGTCAAATCCTCCACATCTGACAGGGCACCGTCAGAGGCATCATCAAGGAAGGCAAGTTCTTCCTCGTGATTTACAGAGGGAACATAGTTGATAGAGGTTCCTCCGTTTGTCTCTTGAATCACCTGATCAATGTTTGTGAATCGTACAGACGGCTCTGTATCAACCACAAAGGTTGGGGGGTGAGCGGATTCTTGCACAGGTACAGGAACTGGCTCAGGTGTAGGAACTGGCTCAGAAACAGGGGCGACTGTAGGTTCAGTTACAGGGACTACAACTGGCACAGGAACAGGTTCAGGTACTTGTTCTACAGGGGCTGCGTGTGTGTCCAAAGGAACTAACTCAGGAATAGTTTCCTCCTTTTCAATTGTTGCCTCAGCTTCTTGTGGTTCCTCCTTTTCCTTTTCCTCCTTCTCCTCCTTCTCCTCCTTCTCCTCCTTCTCCTCTTCTTCTTCCTCTTCCCTGTCCTCTTTGTCCTCAGCCAAATAGTCCTTCAAAATGTTCTTTACAGGGAGCAAACTACGGATCGCTTGTTGGATTCCGTCATTGAGCAGACCTTCAATTTGACGATGATTCTTCTGACGTTCAATGGCTGAAAGGTCATTGTGAAAAAGATAGGCGCTGGACCATAGAAGACGGCTACACTCACTCAGCGCACGATGGAGAAAGTGGTCAAGCTTAGGAATCGTAATCTGGACACGCTTATTCTTGTTTCCAATCCGAATCGCCGTCAAGACCTTCGTATGAGCAATAAATACAGCGGTCAGCAGTTCCTCCAGGTAATCACACTGAATTTCTCCAGTCAGACGCTGAGTTTCACGCTGAACCTTGTCCATATTCCACTCGGGAATTTGGCTAAGAATTTCCTGGAATTTCCAGAGAAGACGCTTTGTATTTGGTTCCTCCGCTGTAGCCTGTGTTAAGCAGCCCATGAAAAAGCGATGAAACACGGGGAGAATAAATAAAATAAGCTGTTTGGTGTATTCTCCCTTTGCTTCGGAATAGACCGAAGCCATACCCTCACCTCCAGAGTCCATAGTTCTATCGCTTAACTGGTTTCCGTTTGTTTGCCGAAAACGCGCTTGAGGCATAATTGTGTTAAAAGCACCCATGGATTTCCTCCATCACCAAATTTCTGGTACAGCTGAATCTGTACACTTGGGTCCTCAAGGGCAAGTTGCTTGTGAAGTAATACATCGGGAAGTAATCCCTGTTGTTTGGCAGACTGGATACTCGCACACACTTCCTTTACTGAAAATCCAGGATGCCAAGATTGCATACGATGTTCCAGCGTTTGTCTTAGTTTTCGTAAATCAGCATAGCCACGTTTTTCCAGTTGCTGAATTGCTTGTTGTTTTCGGATACTGACATTCGGCATCAAGACACGCTGGCAACGACTCAGTAGAGGAGGATTCATCGTAGAATCATCTCGTACTTCCAGAGCAAATTCAACATTCGGTGCGGCGGTTTCCAGGATACGACGCAAAAACGCTTGAGCATCTGTCGTCAAGGTATC